CAGTAGTAACCGATATGGGGTTATTAGGAACAAGTGCAGTAGTTACTGATTTAGATATACTAGCAACTTCGGCAAATGTTACTGCAATGGGATTATTAGGAACAAGTGCAGTAGTTACTGATATGGGTTTATTAGGAACTTCAGCAGTAGTTGCAGATTTAGATATTGTTGCTGATAATATTGCAGGAGTTACTAGTTTTGCAGATAGATATAGAGTTGGTTCTTCTAATCCAGCATCTTCATTAGATGAAGGTGACTTATTTTTTAATACGACAGACAATGCTCTTAAATATTATAATGGTTCATCTTGGGCAAGTATTACAGCAGGAATTGGAAGTTTAGCTGATGACACTACACCACAATTAGGTGGTATGTTAGATGTCAATGGAAATCATATAGGAGATGGAACATTAGAACTTTTAAAATTTTCTGAAACAGGAAGTGCAATCAATGAATTTACGATTGCTAATGCGGCAACAGGAAACGGTCCAACACTTTCAGCGTCTAGTAGTAGCGACAGCAATGTTGATATTAATATTACGCCTTTAGGAACTGGCAAGACTGTTATTTCAGGAAGTATGAATGATTCTATTTCAACAACTGGTAAAGCATTGGTAATGGGATTTTAAATATGATATTAACTTTAACAATAGGAGAAAAATATGGCAAGTGAAGTATTAAAATTAGCAACATTCAGAGGCGATGCGGCTTCAGTTCAACAATTATTACTTGTTGGTGCTGGAACAACCGTAACAGTTCTGTCAGTTACGATTTGCGAAACTGCTGGAAATGCTGAAACTTTTGATTTGTTAATTGATGATGGTGGCGGAGGCGATGATACTTATATTTATAATACACAAGCATTAGGTGCTAACGAAACTTTTGAACATACTGGAAAGTTTGTTATGGAAGCGGCAGACCATTTATCAATAATTACAGGCAGTGCATCAAATATTGATGTGTGTGTTAGCTATTTATTACAAACATTATAATAGGAATTAAAAATTATGAGTGGAATAATAGGAAGTAAATTTAACCATAGAGGTTCTGGACTTGTAGGAAGTTTAGGAACAGATGGACAGCACATGTTAAGTTCTGGTGCTGGTAAAAAACATGTTTTTGAAACAGTATCAGTACCAGCCGCATACGATGATTCAGCTATAAAATCAGATATACTTACACTTGCGATTAAGGAAGCGATGACCGAAAATCGTGTTGCTTATAATCTCACGTCAGCATTTATTGACCAGTTCGAAGATGAAACTGGAGTAGATACTAGTTCTTCTACTAATGAAGTCCATTCAAGTGAAGCATATTCAACGATAAGTGTATCAGCAGGTGCTTATGAAACAGGAGATAGAACAGGCACTTATACAATAACGGAAGATGTTGAACCTCATACTTATCCTTTTACAGATTGGATAGATGGTAATAATTCTGGCGTTCCGGGTGCCGCTTGGTACTGGATAGCTAGTGCCACCGATATTGCAGGAGATTACATAACTTTCGATTTAGGTACTGGTAATTCAAAACTATATACTGCCGCAAAATTTTACATGAACACAATTGTAGACTGTGGTGTTTGGAAATGGCAAGGTTCAGATGATGATATTACTTATACTGATTTAAGTGCTAATTTTAATTGGAGCGTTCCTAGTGCCGCTTGGATTGAAACAACTTTTTTAGGTGGTGCTACCGCATACAGATATATTCGACTTCTTGGAATATCTGGCACTGTTGATCCTAATGCCTGGCAACAAGAACTTGAATTTAAAGTAGGTTCAGTAACAGCAAATGCAACAGGAGACGTAATTTCAAATGCACAAACAGCTATTGCATCACAAACAAAAGTTAGCGGTGTAATTCTTTATAAAAATAATGGTACTTCACCAGCAACTTTAAATACTGATATTAAGTGTTACTTCAGTTGCGACAATGGTTCAAATTGGACACAAAGTATAATGACTGCGGCAGGTACATTTTCTAGCGGAATACTTATGGCAAAAGCACCAGAAGTAACTTGCACAGGCGGCACATCAATTAAATACAAAATAGAGTTTGCTAATCAAGCGGCTGGAACACAGGAAACTCAACTTCATGCCATCGGCATGAATTACTAATTCAACAAGGATTTAACTATGGCTAAAAAGAAAAGCAGCGTTGCTGCTATTGGAATAGGTTATCGTTTATCCAAAACCGTAATAAATCACAATAATAAATCATTTATATAATCTATCAAGTTTGATATAGAAGTTATATGAGGAAACATAAAAACTCTATAACTCGTATTACTCTTAAACATATTCAAGAGAAATTAGGTCATATTCATAAAGACGTAGAGCAAAACTCCAAAGATATTGTAAAACTTCAGGAACAAGTGGCTATGGGGAGGGGTGGTTTGAAAGTTATAGTATGGATTGGAGCTATAATAGGTGGTATACTAGGTGTAATTAAGATAAAAGGTTTTATATGATCGATGATTACCAAGTACCCTACAGCTATGAAGTAAAAGAATTAGCTAATGGTATGTTTCAAATTACTATTACAGCAACAGGATTCCTTAACTCAAGGGATGCTGAAAGATTCCTCAGCGATATTAATAATTTTGAATTCGATCACAATAATTTTATACACAAATCTAAACCTACTTATCACTAATGACTACTTGTAAAATAAATGAAAATAGATTTAAAATATATAATAGGATTTTTAGTAACTACCTTGTTTGCTATTTTAACTTGGTCGTTAATTACTTTAATAAATGTCAAAGGTAATGTTGATACAATGAAAGGTGAAATAAGAGGAGTAGAAAAAAATATTAACAGGATTTATGGTTATGTTAATAAAAAATAAGGAGAAATATGTTTAAATTAGAATTAGATATTCCAACTTACGCAGAGTGGAAAGTTCAAATAGAAAAGTTCTTAAAAAATCAACCAGAACAAGCAAAGAAATATCAAGAGCAAGTTCAAAAATTCTGGCAAGATTTTTGGATTGATAATTTTAAAATAAAATAATAATGCCAAGACCTATTTTAAAATTATTAGCCAGATTAAGAATGTGGTATGCCGACATTAGAGGACATCATGGAATGAGATGGAATTATGAACCATCGGAACACTACTTTGGAAGAAAGAAAAGAAAATGAAAATCAAAGAAAGATTTTGTAAAAGATGTAGTCACTTATGCCATTGTGTAGAAGCTGACCATGAAGATTGTGAATGTATTGGGTGTAATTGTCCTAAAGCTAATGTTTGGAATTATGAAGAAGATAAGATTGCAGATAAATATGAAAAAGACCGGGAAAACGATTTAAGTTTTGAAAATAATAGTATTGTTATTGATGATTCTAATAAAATTATGAGGGAAGACTAATGGCGTTTCCAATATTTAGTGCAATCAAATTAGTAGCACAGGTAGGCGGACATATTTTTAAAAATCGTCAGCGAACTAAAATGTTGATGAGTGATGCTCAATTAAAACACGCAGAAAAAATGAGTACAGGACAGTTAGAATACTCAGGCAAATTATTAGAGGCAAGACAGTCAGACTGGAAAGACGAATTTATTTTGGTCCTTTTAAGTTTGCCAATCGTAATGTTATCAATAGCAGTCTATTCAGACGATCCAACTGCTATGGAGAAGATGAAATTATTTTTTGAATATTTTTCTGATCTTCCATTTTGGTATCAAACAATTTTTGTTGGTGTCATAGCTAGCGTTTATGGACTAAAAGCAACTGACTTGATTAAAAGGAAATAATACTATAGGTAAAAACAATGGAAATGATGAAACAAATATGGCTAGGATTAAGCCCCAAGAAGAAGAAGATTACTATTGCTATAGGTGTAGTAGTTATCATTCTAATCCTTACCAATTTATAGCGTTTAATGGCTCATAGATGCCTCAATTTTAACGATTGATAGTCATCCTAAGAGTTTGTACCGCAAAATTTGTAATGCTGATATGCAGCTCAATCTCTCATATTTAGTTTCTATCTTATGATAGCTGATGTTGAAATTTATACTTACTTTACAAATCTGCTCAATGGCGATGAGTACTTGCAATCCACCCTTAGAACATAAGGTTGTATTTGATGATTGGTATAGCTGTGCAATTATGGGTAGTAGTTCATCAATTAAAACACTTCAAAACCTTGGTCCTGATTATGTTAATGCAACTGGTACTTTCATTAAGTACTGGTGTGTTCCTGAAACAATAAAACCTACAGTAGAAAAAGATACCTAAACAAATACCATTTTGATTGTTATATATAATACTATAAAAATAAACATTAATACTAATTGTTGATCGTATGGTAAATTGTTCATATTGTTCTCCATTCCATTAATAGATTATTAATATAATCTGCTTCTTGTTTAATTGCTTTAGCGTCCTTGTCCTCTATATCTACGCTTGACTTTTTTATGTTTAGGATTGGCTCGTTTGGAGTGTCTGCCTTTGCGTTTCTTCCTAACTTTTGTGAGATGTTTATATCCATAAGACTTAACCATACCAGTTTATCACACCCCATATACCTAGTACAACTGATACTATCTCCATTAAGAATCTTCCGTACCCCTCTTGGTTACGATCTTGCCATCCCCAGTACGCCCACATCAGACAAGCGATTACACCAAGCAACCATCCTAAAGCTTGAAACAAATTATATTTAAAAGAAGTTAATACAAAGATACTAATAATTGATAAAAAGAATGCAACATACCTAGCGATCTTTGTGTTTAAGCTTCTCCTTAATTTCCAAATCATATGGCAACCTATACTCGTTATGATTTAAAAGTAAATCTATAAAAAAATCTAAATCAACGCAAATTAAATTTTTCCCTAGGTATTCGTGGTCTTCGTGTAATGCTAATGCTGTTGCTCCTTGTTTCCATTGCTTCAAAGTCTTGAATCCTGTACCGCCCTTGCGTGATTTAACCTCTATATTCACACTGGGATTATTGATTTGTATATCGTGTGGAAAATCAGACAATGCTCCACTCATCGGCTGCCGTCTTGCAGACAGACCTTTATGTTTAAAGTATTTTACTAAACTATGTTCAGCTTTATAACCTTTTCTTTTGCTTTTATTAGTCATCAGGAATATACTCTTTGTGATCTTTTAATAACAAAGCGTAATCTTCCCTTTTAACCATAGGAAAAGCATCATAAGTTTTCTGAATATAATATGCTAACCTGTTAACTAAGTCAGATGGTTTGTTTTGTTTTGCTTCTACAATCTTTTCAGCAACAACTCTTGCATCTGTACTAACTTGGTTTTGGTTTTCTAACAATTTTTCTACCTCCTTTCTCATAATCTCTATGAATAATAATGCGTCTTGCATCTCCATTACCTCCAACATTTTTGAGATAATCTTTCTTAACTAATCTTTGTACTGCTCCCCAAGACTGTGATCTTGAGGAGAATTTACATCCTTTAGTTATTTCAGAATAGCTGGGACTAATTTTATTAACGATCATGAATCCCTTAATAAAATTGTAAACCTTTAATTCGTTTTTTGTCATTAAAACGGTGGTTTCTCCTCTCCATCTTGCTCGCCTAAACTAGCTCCCTCTTGTGTAGCTAGTTCATTCTCGCCATCCTTTCTACTATCCATCAATTTCATTTGGCTATCAAATCTATCCAAATGAATTTCTGCTGTAGTAACTTCTACTCCCTCCTTATTTGTCCATTTTTTATATGTCAATCTTCCTCGCAACAAAACCTTGCTGCCCTTATGGGTATACTTTTGTAACACTTCGGTAATTTTGGTATCCCAAACAACTACCTTATGCCAATCGGTTTCTCTTTCTCCTTGGACCATCCTGTTAGTAGCAACACTAAGGGTAGCAAACTGGCTACCCTTTTGTGTTTCCCTAATTTCAGGATCACGACCAAGATTTCCAATAATAGTTATTGAATTATACATTGGTATGGTTTCCTCCATTTAGTTCTTTAAGTTTATTTTCATACAAAGTTTTCGTATGTAAATAAGTTGCGTGTGAGGATTGTTTAGCTTTAGCCATATGTACTTTATACATCTGACCATAACCTTTTAATCCCTTAGATGTTTTAGAGTTTTTAATTTCAGATTGAAATTTCTCTAAGACTTCATTGTCATTTGATTTTACTTTTGTATTAGAAGTAATTGGTTTATTACTTTCAGGCATTTCATCTTCAGAATAAATGAATCCGTGTAACCCTATTAACTTTAAGATGGCGCGATCTATTGCCCTCTTCTCAGCCATAGCATATGGATAAGCATTCCTAGTATTTTTAGGGCTTGCTTCTCCATAAGTAATTACTTTCATTTTATCAAGTGATGCTTTACATTTAATAACAACTATTCCTTTTTCAGAATTAGTTTCTATTTCAGAAAGATCATCGATGCTAATTTTTTTCTTAACACCAGCGATCTCAATGTATCTGTGGTACATAACCCAAGCACCATGACAATCCCATAGACATTCTTTAGAATTGAATCCTAATGTCTTGAGTATGTCTGTTACTCTTTTGTCGAGTGGTTTAGCCATTATGTTTACCTCCTTTGGTTTCTTTAATGGATAAAGTTCCAGCTTTATTTCTACTAATTAGAATGCCAGAACCAGTTGCTTTACGACAGTTGTCAGGAACCTTTGCTTTAAGCACTTGACCTATCGCTTTATGTTGAATAGCTGGTTGTTTAGTTTCGTGCCATTCTTTAGCTAATGACATAAACTCGTTATCTCTAGTTTCATCAAAATCAATAGTAATCATATCGTTGATTTTAATTCTTCCAGCTAGTTTAGGTAATTGATCGGTTAATTGGTCCAACTGTTCGGGTGGTTTATTGTCTTTAACATAACTCCAAAAAGATTTTTCAATCTCATAAAGTTTCTTTTGGTATGTTTCATCTTCATCTATCTTGCAATATTCAAAGCGGTTATTGCCAAAGATAACAGACAAATAAATGTAAGGTGTTTCACTTACCATTAAGTAATGCTGCACTTGTGGCATATAGGTACTGATTACGTTATCTAGTGTATTGTTAGAATTGGTATGTTTACATTCAACAAGAATATTATCTTCCTCAATCCAACCATCGTAATGAGCAAACATAAAATCTTTTTTAGCATATAGTTCAGGGTGATCGGTAACTTTTTTATTTAACTCATACTCAAGCCATTGTTTATTAACTGGCTCAGTATAAAGACCAAGTTGTACTGGTAAGACTCTTGATAAGTCTTCAGGTTTTTGCTTTTCTGTCTTCTCCAACCATAGAGTATGCCAGTCACCTCTCATAATTCGAGTAGCGTCTGATCCTCCAATCCCCATATGTCTATTGATACGGAGATGCTCTACTTTAGGAGTCTTTTTTACTTCAGTCGTATTCATAGTTTAATCCTCCTTTGTTCTATTTATATACGCTTTTTGTTTATAGATTTCAAGTCTATAAAATGTTTTTGTTAATTCTCGCAGCCAACCTAAATGAAATTTATAAGATGGTTCAAGTCTATCAACAAATTCTTTCGGTATCGGTAATCGTGGGTACGGGAAAGTTTTTATAATATCATTAATGCAATCTTTAAGAAGAAAAGCAGGATATTTTAATAGGATTTGGAAGTATTGATCTAACCCTACTTTGTCAGGAATATTAATACAAAAGGTAGAGGCAATAGTTTCTAATGCAACTGCAACATCTTGCCTAGTACAAGGTGTAATTTTAATTGCCATTTGATTGATAAGATTCGGTACATCTTTATCAATCTTTTTTTCTATAGGGAATGAATCCTCTCTTCCCATCTTGTATCGTATCTCGTATACCCGCAACATCAAGGATTCGTTTGCGTCTTTCTTGAATGCTTGCGGGATCGTAGATAGAGTTACCCTTTTTAGTTTCTCTTCTAATGTTTCTGAACTTGATACTTCTTCTGATCCAGTTTCTGAAACAAGCATCCCAGTCTTCTTTAATGCCTCCATTTGCGGTGTAATAATCGATGAACTGTGCTGTTTCGTATTCAATGTCAACCTCCTCTCCATATGTATTGTTAATCCATTCCACATCTTTAGGATTTGGAATGTATTTTCTATCGATTGCTTTTTTGTATTGATACAAATTAATATTAAATCCTAGTGCATTGATCCAGTTGACTAGGTTTGTACCGTTAGGAATTTTGGAATAGCTTTCCCATTTAGTAACCAATGAGTCAGCTACTCCAATCTTTTGTGCAAGAACTTGAGTACCTATACCTAACCTTTGTCTATGGTATTTAAGCTCCTGTATTATTTGCTTGTACAACATATTCTTTCCAATCTATTTCGTCTGCGTGGCTACCTCTTACATTAAAGAAGTTTTGATACTGTGGATTTTCAGCCATAAACATACGAGCATAGAATGGTTTGTAATCATTGTTAATCTTATAACAAGGATCACTTGTTTCTACTTCCGTTTCCCATCTTATCCTATTGATAATCATTTCAGATGATAAATGATTATGACCTTTACCTATTGCGGTATATACAAACTTTTTAAACAGTCTGTATATCTGAGGATTCTCTTCGTGAAACTTTTTAAACTCAGATACAGTACCATCTATTGCAAGATCGAATTGATTTTGATCCATATTACTTTCCTTTCTTTTCTTGTAGAGTTTGCCAGCTTCTCTTACACGTCCCAACTGGCTTTTTAGGTTTCATATCTTCTTTCACTAATCGCAAAATTTCTTCTACCGCATTTGCGATTCTTGAAAGTTCTACTGCCATATCTTCTATAGCTCCAGCAGTGTGTTCATCCATAGCTACCATACTTTCTCCTTTCTATTTCTTTGGTTGCCCTTGATCTTCAGTAATACCAGCGTTCCTATACTCTTCATCTTTACACATAGGCACACCAGTAGCTTTACAAGCATTAATTAATGCTGAATAATCTTCCTTAAAGTAATCACAGCACTTAATAAAATTCCAAAGATTTATTTCATTACTTGGTTTTTCATATTTTTGTACTTGTTGAAATGCTACATTCAATTCATTACCAAGGTCTGTTTGTGTAACTTTTGGTTCACTTGTTACTCTTGATG